ATGAGTTTAAATATAATGATCCTATTTATGAACATCCTACAGATTATAATCGTGATATATTCCCTAAGAATCTACGCGGTAAATTATTGTTCAGGTATATCAATAACAACATTATGCCACATATCACGAAAGGTAAATATTATTCTATAGGCAAATATATAGATGGGAAATATAATTACAAGCGCAGACGCGGTCGGGTAATATTGGGATATGAAGACAATTGTCCATTAACAGGGATGTGTTATGATTATTGTCTTCTTAAACCAATAATTGATTATTACGATACTTGGTGTACTTACCCGGAGAATTTCTCTTTAGAGGATTTAATAGAAAAATGTTATAATAATTTTTTCAAGGCTTGGCATGAGGAATATGAACATTGGGCTGACGATGAAGACGCGATACGTGAGGAGCTTCATCATAATCAATATGAAGATCGACTTTATTATGAGAATGGGGATATATATGAACATGTAAATTGATTAAGATATGTGTAATGTATTGATTTATGATATACCCTTTGGAATAAGGGTATTCATGCATAGGGACGGGGTGATCCGTGAAGCGAAATATCGTGGCATGATAGTAAAAGATCCAGGTATTTGTGGGAGAAATATGTATGTCGAATATATTTTTTGGTTTGGAAGCAAATTGGGAGAGGGTAAAATTGAGACAAGTACGTCTATATACAAAACTCTTGAAGATGCTAAGCGGGAAGTTAATCCTATACAACATAGGATATTAGATATAAAGTCTTTTTCTCTAAGATATCTATCATGTCTTATCTGGGATGGTATACAGTTTTATGGCTGGTCATGGGATGGATCAAGACCGATAAAAAGATCGACACGAGAATCTTTAAATGCCTGTGAGATATATAGAGATAAGATTGCTTTCATTGATTATCATGGGAATAAGTATGATGCCGAATATTTCCAGGGATTTACCCAAACCGCTGAGCAATGCCGGTCGGCAAACAAACCAAGAATTGTTATGCTGGATGAAGAAGAACCTCCATATAGCGTTAATCCAACTTACATCCGGAATCTTCAAGAGATGTCAGCGGAAGCTGTGGGGAGATTAACGGAGTTGAAATGTTATAGCAGAGAAGAGGCGTTCGACATCATTCAAGACTGGGCCAAAGAGTTTACAAAAAGATATAACAACTACGTTTTTGATGGAAGTTACTATAAGATGATAGATACGTTTATTGAAGAGAAATTAAGAACTATTTAAAACATATCTTATGAAAACACAAGAAGAATATGCCCGTGAGATTGACGAGATTGTTCGCCGTGATATAGAGAGTTACCAGAGTGACTGGTTTAAGATTGATAAGGAAATATTCATGCTTCCGGAAAACAAGAACAAGACATTTATTCTCGGAACCCGAAAGACAGGATGTGATTTGTTGATACCGGGAGGCGCTAATTGTGATGAAAGTTATTTGGATGGGGTTTTTGGGTGTCTTGGTAATGAGAAATTCTATGTTTGCCAGCCAATATCTCTTTATGAGACAACACGAAATATTCAGAGGAAAGACCTGCCTTGTACACTTTTAAAATAGCGACCGCGTATTTCAGAGAGCGGGATTTGGTCCCTGTATTTGAAAATTCACATTGTAAATTAATGAGGTTATGAATATAGAGGTAATAAGATACAGGCTTCCAGTTTATTGGGCTTGTGCTCTGATAAATGGTGATTATACTGGTTTATCGGATGAAGAAGAAAGGGGAATTAATAATTTCTTGGAACAAGCGGAAGGGTATCCCGTAGATGTGGACTTGGAAACAGAAGGCTTTTATCGGTGCGATGACGCTAATGATATAGCGGGAAGTCGCGCCGATTTTATTTCTCATAAGTGTAACAATTAAATTAAATAGTATGGAAACGGAAAATAAACTGGTTTATTCAAAAGAGAATTACTATACCGAGAACGGATATAAGTATAAAATCAAGACTACAATATCGTTAGATGATGATTGTCATAACAATATGTGTGATTGGAGTATAACCGCTGACATTCGTTGGAAAAATAAATATGGGATATATAAAGAGTATATGGGAGGCTGTTGCCATGATGAGATCGCGAGACATTGTCCGGAATTGGCGAAGTTTATACCATTACATGGTTGCAATCATTACGGCGCTCCTCTGTATCCAGTGGAAAATGGTATATATCACGTTAAAAGAAGTGGTATGTTTGTGGCAATGGGGTATTTGCGTATATCAGAACAAGAATGCGTAGAATTATATAAAGCCTCTGAGGATAAGATGTATTTCAAGTATATGCTTTTCAATCTGGGGATTGTGGATAGATGGAAACGTGAATCAGGCGAGCTTATTGCGGAACTTGAAGACCTGTGTGGAAAGAGATGGGTTAATCCATATAAGCCAGAAGAAGAAAGATTTACCCTGACACTAACGGACGAGGAACGTTTGCTTATTGAAGAGCGTATTAAAGCCGGGTATTATTCCGCAGAAAATATCGAAAAACGTAGGGAGGAAGCTCATAAGGCAAAGATGTTGAAAAAGCGTACTGAAATTTGTGAGCGATACGATAAGGTAATCAGGGAAGCGGAAACAGATAAAAAGATAATGCTCTGTGTGTTTGATTATGGATTGTCGACCGATAATGTGATATATTATAATCACACGAACACTTTATCTTTCAACTGGCGTGATTATGGGGAAAAGATCACACAAGAAGAGTTTGATGATTTCGTGAATAACGTGGATCGCTCCCAACTCCCGGAAGGGATTAAATTTGAGTTAAGGTAATTTTTAGTCTACGCATAATCACTATCAGAAAAATGAATAAGATTATAGAAGATTACAAAAAGATAGTTGCCGGCAACGAGGCCGGCAAAAACATCTGCTTTATATCAAGAGGAGAATACGCTGATCCGAAAATAGCGTACCCTCATGAATTACCGGGATGTGTATGATCGTATGGATGAGGTAGAAGAACCGACAGATGATGATTGGTTGAACGCGGTAAGTAATTTATTTGACTCATATACATATGATGTTAAGAATACGGATGTTAATAAATTCAAGATGTCGGATGTAATGAACGTATATCGTATTATTAATCTGTAGTTGTATAACAAAAAAAATATTGATATGAACAACTCTATGGTCGCTCACTTATGGGCAAATGAAAAGAAAGAATCCGGAAAAGGTAGTAATCTTTTCTTTGAAGGTAGAGGTATTTATTCTTATGGTTATCATTTTGAGGTTGGAAGAATCGTAAGAAATAAGTGTGGTGAAAAGGCGTATTCGCTTAACGATAAGTATTATTCTTCTTCCACCTGTAAACATCAATGTCGTGTTTGTAGCGCAATACCAACTGGTTCAAAGGTATTTTTCTGTTGGATATAATATGTCTGATGATGGCGGCATGGCTTTTATCGCTAGTCGATTGGGGCTTATCAAAGAGGTTATCGAGAAATACAAGAAGGTTAGAACAAGCCTGTCTTATAGGGATGTTTGGGGAGTATTTAGAAGTCTAATGGATTATATTGAGTTCTTTAATATGGGTACTCCCAAGAGTCTTCTTAAAAAGAGCGCAAACACCTGGATCGGAACTAAACATAAGTTATCTTATGAATCGGATAAGATTAAAAGTGAATATGTCCATGAGTTAAAGCGTGTGTTTGAGGTATCGCTAAATCATCAAGCGTTAGAAACTTTAGGAACGACCAATGTGATAGTAGATGAGATTCGTGGTGAAGGAACGTGGGCTGAGTATGTGGCCAGATGCCAGAGACGGAAAGACGGTCAGGCGAAAAAGAGGCTTTAATTTTTGAAAAAAGAAGAAAAGAAAAAGAAGAACAGATCGAGATGTGGGAGTCTGGCAAGATTCTGGAGTTATATCTACATTATTATTTGGAGGATGATCAGCCTAACGTATGGCTTCGCATTAAGAATGGCATAATTGAGACTAGCAAGAATATCAAGATAGAACGAGCTGAAGCTGAGAGACTTTGGAAATTGATAAAGCTCTTCCATAATGGCGGTAAATTCCAACGCGATATGGTATTGGATACAACCGGTCACA